GGCTATAATCACTCTATGGTTGATGAGGAGAATGATATGAAACTCGACGAATATGACTTTGAGCGCACTGCTCAAGCTGTCTTCATCATGAACGATTCCGCTCGCGAGCGGTATGACTCTTGGGAAGAATTGCAGTCCTTCATGATCAATATGGCATACACCTACTGCCATGAATCTAACTCATTCGGTACTAGTGGGTTCAACCTCACAGCCTACAACTCGCCAGATGGCGAACGTGTGGTTCGTGCTAGTGTTTCATCCTATGTTGCGCTTCAGTACGTGAAGCGTATGGAAAAAATGGAGAATGCATAATGTTGTATGTAGCCAAGCCCAAGCTGAATAACTCTATCGGTCAAAAGACCTTCGATTCAATCATCGACGCAGTCTCCTACCTTGAGGAAGCTACTGGTCACAAGATGGATTATGTGGTTGACAAAAAGACCAAGGAAAAGACCTATGACTGGGAGCTCATCGGTAAACTCAAGCGTATCAATGCCTAACACAAGGAATCAAACTTATGGGTAGAATGAAAGAGCTTGTGGAAGTTGTAGAATATGCTGAAGATTGTTGTGGCTTCTCTTCTTCGGAGGAAGAAGCCCATCGTTTGTTTGAAGCTGTGTATCCAGGCAATGATGAAATGTTTTTCGAAGCTTGGAACAACTGGCTTGCATTTTCGAAATATATTCTAGAGCAAGAGTAAAAAGTTCTTGACTTTTCTCTAAATACCCAGTATAATAGATACTGGATGAATGAAGGATTATCGATATGTCAAAAGCAAAATTCAAAGTCTCCTATGATGTTAAACACGTGGAAAAAGGTAATGGTATCTACGGTTTGTTAGTTACCAAGAAGTCTTATTTCCATACATTGCAGGAAGCATTCTCCTTCTCTAAGGAAATTTACGGCCATCGTATGAATGGTTTTGAAGTAGTTGGTCGTCCATCTATAGAACGTATGTGAGGTTAATATGAAGATTGGTGATGTAGTAGAGTTGATAGACGAGAATGACTACGAGGGTAATTATCGTGGTCGTATGAAGGTGATCAATACGAAAGGTTTATCCGTTCTATGTGATCATCCATTCTATGATGAGTTGTTATGGGTGTTAGAAGATCAATTAGTGGTGATGGAGGAAGCAGATGACTGACGATAAGTACAAGTGCACATACACTCTTCAGTGCGAGTATGAGAATGTTGATCTGGTTGATGAGTCGCCGCACAGTTTGATTCACATTGCTTTCGATGGCACAGATGCACATATTGATGTTGTTGTTAATCAGTTTACTACTTTTTTGAAGGCAGCTGGTTACAACTTTGATTATCTTGAGGTTATCAAGAAATGATTATCCCAACAAAGTATAGCATTGGTTACACCTATTGGGTGCCTCGTGTATACAAGCAGTTTGTGCGTACAGAAACTCTGCGTCATGAAGGTGAAGAGTGGACTCGTGATGTGTTTGAGATGCGTGCTTTTGCCAAGCAAAAGGTAGTTCGTTGTATGGAAATCAAGGTTCATAAAAACGGTACATTCAATGTGATGTATGGTGTTGAAAATGTTGATGATGATAGTGTGATGTTTGGTAGTCAGCTTATGTGTCAGTGGTATCCTGAAGCAAACATACCTGACAGCAATACTGAAGAGATTGCTCTAGCTTTTGCTGAAGGTTATCTAAACGATAATCCTAACGAAGAATACTTTGGCAACTAAATAGCAAGAAATTGATCGGGGTTAGTTCAATTGGTAGAACTACAGACTTTGAATCTGTGTGTTGGTGGTTCGAGCCCATCACCCCGAGCCAACTTTGGAGATATATGATGAAAAAGCTGAGTGAACACAATAAAGAACATAGCCTAGGATTTACCTATAATGGTTATGGTACGCCGCCTCAGCGATTCTCTGCTGGCGTGAAGTGTGATGATTGTGATGCTGAAATGTATCTGGAAAATCCAAATGTTGTTCTTGCTTCATATCCTCCACAGCAAACAGTCATTTGCCCGCACTGTAACATACGCGAATATAAGGTGATGTGATGAACAAGAAAATCATTGATGATAACTGAAATCAAATGTGTAATGTGTGATGAACTAGCAACATGGATGCGATATACACAGTTCGCTGGTGATCATCCATTTTGTGATAAACATGCTTATGATGAAATGGGAAAAGACTCTAATGATGGCGATTGGGAAAGTTTAGATGATGTTCTTCAAGAGACAAAGAGAGAAACGAATTCTCTGGAAAATTGAGATTGATGGTTTAAATATGGAACGCAAGCCACAGTATACTGTGTACAAAGCAAGAGCTCCATATGGTTGGGATTACGTCTGTTGCTTCACTGATCTAGATAAAGCAAATGAATTTGTTGAAAAACATCTAACCTTCCCAATGTACTTCTTTGAGGATCACAATGTCTGAGCTTGATTTAACAAAGATCCAGTTAGTTTGGACTCAAGATATTTTAACAAGAATTAAAACTATTCTTGAGTCCAAAGGTTGGACAGAAGATCAGAAGTTGGTTAGTATTGCTTGGTTAGTTAAACAAGGTCTCAAAAGAGATGAAGATTAGTTCTTCTTCTCAGTGCGTTTCTTCGCCTCGTCAAGCGTCTTATACAATGCATTCATGTTCTTCTGGCACTCTGTATTCTTTGAATGTAATTCTACCAGAAGCTTCGCGACTTCCACATCTGTTAAAGTTTCAGAATTTGGAAATCGTCTTACGTTTTGACAATAAAACATCGACTTGTCTGGGACAAGTACCTGTAATTCTGTTTTAGTGATAATTTGAGGTGGTGGAGCTTTTGCGCATCCAGCTAAACATAAAGCTGCTACAGTAGCAATTACTAATCTCATTTTACCACATCCTTTAACTTGTTCACTGTATCTTTAAGAACCTTTGAAGCTGGTTTTGATTCGCTGTGGTTAATATCTTTGACGATAATATCCATTGAATCTTTAAATTTCTTTTTTACTTCAGCGTTTTCTGCTTCTATTTCTCTACGTTTATTTTCGATATCTTCGACTTGCTGACGTAGTATTTCTTTATCTTTTGCATCTTGTTCGATTTGCTTCTGATTATATTCTAATAGAGCTTCTCGTTCAATGCTACTACGCCAAGAGTAATAACCTGCTGATAAAGTGCCAAATACAAGTATGCCAATAAATATGTAGAGTTGTAAACGTCCAAACATCATAACCTCCATAGTTAGGAATATTTATATGAAAGTGTATATTGGTCCGTATAAGAACTGGATTGGACCCTATCAAATTGCTGATGCAGTTTTCTTCTGGGTAAACCGTAGAGGTATTTTTGCTGATCATGACCCACGTCATGACCGATGGGATTACAAGGCAGCTGATGCATTTGGTGATTGGTTAGCTGAAACTTGGGTAACAAAGTTCTGCAATTGGCTGCAATCTAAGCGTGAACGCAAGGTCAAGATTCGTATTGATCATTATGATACGTGGAGTATGGATCATACTTTGGCACTAATTGTTCATCCTATGCTTTTGCAAATGAAGGCAACCAAACACGGTTCTCCTTTTGTTGATGATGAAGATGTTCCTGAGCACCTTCGTTCAACCGCTGCACCAGAAATGACTGAAGAAGAAAAGAAATGGGGCGAAACAGATGCGTTGTTTCATGACCGTTGGGTTTATGTTCTCGATGAAATGATCTTTGCTTTTGAATTAGAAATTAATGATGAATGGGATGATGAATACCACAAAAGTGGTGATTATGATGCGATGAATGTTATCGGTGCTCGTCAAAGAAACGGGTTTCGTTTGTTTGGTAAATATTATCAGGGACTTTGGGATTGATGGATACTCTCTTACTAGATGATCATTATACTCAAATCCCTGAAGATGTTATAGAACAAGCAGCGCAAATGTGTTCTGATGATGTTAATAACAGCTTCTATAAAGTTTGGAATGCTGGGCAAGGATTTAAGTCAGCTGGTATGACTCCAATCTATCTACTTGATCAAAAGGTTATGCAATTAATTGTTGTAACTACAGAAACTTTTGGAAAAAAATTACACTAACACCCTTTAAAAATATTGCGACGCAACCTATATAATATGTGAGATGCCAGTCGGGTCTCACAATTATCAACTCTCGCTTAACAGGAGAACTACTATGAATACACCATATCGTTTTGACCACACATTTTCAGACCTTGCCAAGTTTGATAAGTTTTTCGTAGGTTCAGATAAGTTTCTGGCCAAGGTTCATGAAACTGCTGAGTATCTTGCAAATACCGCAGCTCATTCAGGATATCCCCCATTTAATTTGAAGAAGACAGATGATAATGTCTATGTGATTGAGATGGCTGTTGCTGGTTTCGGTAAACAGGATATCGAGCTTACTCTTGAAGAGAACAAACTCAAGATTGCTGGTCAAACTACGATTGATACAATTACAGAAGATGGTATTACCCAAACATTCCTTCATAAGGGAATCTCTGATCGTCCATTCACTCGTACCTTTACTCTTGCTGACAACGTCGTTGTTAATAATGCAAAAATGGTAAATGGATTACTAAAGATCTGGCTTGAGCACGTTATCCCAGAGGATAAGAAGCCAAAGAAGATCGACATCGAAACAGTAGAGGAAGCAACTACTACAAAGGTTGCTAAGAAATAAATGTTTGATATTTTTACCAATTATCTCGACAGATCAATGATCTGGTTAAAGAGAAGCTTTGCCTATAACAAGGCAGCTTCTGAACTACACAATCTATCTGATAGAGAGCTTGCCGACTTGGGTATTTACCGTAGTGACGTACATAATGTTGTTGTGAATACATTGAAACAAAGAATCCCAAGTCGGTCCTTTTAATAATAAATAGCGGGGAAGAAATTCCCCGCTTTCTTTTATGGAGATCACAATGAAAGTCACACTCGAACAATTATGTAATTTTTTCGAAGACACAGACGATTTTGTTTTGGAAAAATTCGTCGATCCAATTAATCAAGCAATCGAAGATTTTGACATCAATACACCTAAGCGTTTATCTATGTTTCTTGCACAGGTAGGACACGAATCAGGTGGATTGACAAAGCTTCACGAAAATTTAAATTATAAGCCAGCTCGTTTACTTCAAATTTTTCCAAAGTATTTTAGAGATGTTGACCCCCAAGACTACTCGACTCCTGAAGCTATTGCTAATCGTGTATATGCTAGTCGTATGGGCAATGGCGATGAAGATTCTGGCGACGGTTATCGCT